GTTGCCGTTGGTGCCGACCCGATCCTTGTGCGCGTCGCTGACGGTTGGATTGTTGGCCTGGTCGATCTGCTGCTGCAGTCGCTGGTTGTCCAGCTTCTTGTTTTCGAGGTCCTGCTGCGACGCGGCCAGCGCGGCCTGCTTGGTGTCTTTGTCGAGACCCGCCGTGGCGTTGGCCAGATCGAGCTTCTGCTGCGCGATCTTCAGGTTCGTGTCGGCCAAATCCTGATCCGACTTCGCCTTGGCGACCTTGTCGGCGCTGGGCGCGACGTCGACCGCCACGGTCGGGTGCAGCGGGTCAGCCGTGTTGGGGGTGACGGTGATGACCGAGCCGTCATCGAGCACGTGCGTGGTCGGCGGCGGCGGTGTGCGCGAGGTGTTCTTGGGGTCGGGCACCCACGTGACGGTCGGGTTCGCGCCGAGCGTCGTCGCGGGGTGGATGACGTAGTCGCCCAGATGCTCACCCGCCGCGCCGAAGGCAGGTTGGGTGATGGCAGGCTTGCTGGTGTCGGGCGGACCCGCGCGGCCCGAGCTTCCTCCAGCGCTGCCCGTAGACGTGCCCGTAGGTGCCGCCGAGGTACTGGGTGTGGTCGTGTCAGCACTCGGCGGCCCACCGCTTGCGTCACCCGCGCTGGGCTGCGTCGGGTCGCTATCGTCGAGCCCGTCACCCGCGCCCATCTCGGTACCCGAGCCGAAGCCCATTCGGGTGGACATGCTCGTGCCGCCCTGACCCCACTGCGGCTGCGCGCGGTTGAGCGTGGGGGATGGGCCTGTCATGTTCGGCGCGCCACCCAGCGGCGGGGTACCCGCGAACGGCTGACGCTGCTGCGGCATAGGAGGACTGGCCCCTGCCCCCATGTTGCCCGCGCCGCCTCCGCCGCCGATGCCCCCGCCGCCGAGGCCCCCTGCTGAGGTGTGGCCCGTGCCGATTGCGGACTTCGGAATGAGGCTGTAGTTCAGCTTATCCTGGGGGGCGGCCTGCCCGCGCCCGTGGATCTCACCCGTCTCGGGCGTGTAGTTGATGTGCTCGACGGGAGCCTGGCTGCCCGCAGGGCTGGTCAGCAGATGGAAGTTCTGGTTGTCCTGCGCGCTCCACCCCTGCGGCATGTGGACCTGCGTGCCGCCTGCAGGGCTGGACACGCCTGGCGGCGTGAACGCTTTCTTGCTCAGGTCGTAGCGCCAGCGATCCTTCGAGGCCTGCTGTCCTGGCGGAGCCCAAACCACGTTAGCGCCAGTCCCTGATCAGGGTATTGGGTGTATCGATCACTTCACCCGTCACGCCGTCCAGGCGATGCGTAATGCCCAACCCCTCGGCTCCGACGTGGCCCATGACCTCGATCACCGCTTCTGGAGCCATAGTGCCCACCATATGCATTTCGCTGAACGCTGCGGAGCCTGGCTCCACGCGGCCCAGTTCGGCGAGGCGGTCGATGAGAGGGTCTTGAGTGAGTTCGGTGAGCGGGTGGAGCGGCGCATCAGATCCCGCATACCGAACATCCCTGGCTGTTCTTGCAGCTTGAGTGATGTCGGTACTCTTGCGTACGGGTTCATCGCTCACGCTTCGAGACCTCGTCGATGTACGTCTGGATGGCCTTGGCTGCCGTATCGTCGAGCGGCACGTCACCTGAGGCGATCAGGCCCATCAGCGGCCCCAGCCGCTGCACCTGCTCCCTGGATGATACAGACTCCTGGCCAATCGGGGTGGGCTGATCCTTCGCCTCTTTGCCCATGATCTCGAACGGACGCGGCACGCCCTGCATCAGCTTCCGGAGGTTAGCTGGCATCTACCGTCAAGCTCGAAAGCTCGCCTCCCGTTTTGTCCTGCACCTTGACGCCCAGCGCCCGCGCCAGCTTGACCAGATCCATGACCCTGTCTTCGGTCACCTTGAACGTCTCGGACGCGTCCCAGTCGGGAGCTTCTTCGACGGCGACGACGAAGGTGTCGTTGCGCCCGACGTACACGGCCATGCGTTTGTTGGGCTGGTTTGGTTGCGGCGGCGGCAAGTACGAACCTTGCTGGACGGGGTGCACGTAGCTGGCCTGCGGCTCTTCGAGCGCGTACTCGTGGTCATACGCTCGGTTGGGCACGTGGTCTTCGTTGCACTTGACACACGGCGGCGGCGGCAGCTTGGAGCGATATGTCGGGCTGGCGGGATTGACCGATAGCTCATCGAGGCTTCGACCGTTGATGTCACCGTGCGCGGGACGAATGTCGCCGTTGGCGGGCATCTGGGGCCGCGCCATGCGCATGAAGTCCATCGCGTCGGTCACGGCTTTAGCCTAGTGCTTGCGCCCCGCCTCGTCCAGCGGGCAGCGCGTTGCTGCGTCCCGAGGTACGCGGCGCGGTACGCGGCTTGGTCAGCGCCGCCATCTGCGAGCCTGGATCCTGCGGCGCGGCCTGACCACCCTTGGATGAGCCACCCGCTGCGGGCGGCTGCATCGTGCCGCCCTGCGGGGCCATCGGGCTCTTCTGCTGCTGGTGCTCTTCCATGAGCTTCTGGCTCAGCGCGATGAAACGCTCCGAGTCTTCGCCGAACCAGTTCTTTACACGTTCGAGACCCACCTGTTCGATAACGAACGGCAGCGCGTCCACCGCTTCGCGCACAAGCTCGTCCAGCCACTCCTGCGGATTGTCCGTCGCGCCCGACATCTCGATACTGGTGCGGTGCGGCATCCACTTGTTGGCCTGCAGCGCCTGCAGCGCCTTCCACTGCTCCAGCAGCGCGGGATCGAGCCGCCTGCCCAGGCTCACCTCGAAGCCCTCCCAGTACCCGTCTATATCCTCTGGGCGAACGGAGACTTCCCCGAGGTCTTCACCTTCACGGTTTTTGCCGGGCACGGGGAGAGTGAGACGGTCGCGCAGCATCAGTTCTACCTCGGCGCTGGCAATTTCCAGCGAGCGCTGCAGCAGGCGCGTCAGGGCGTCCTTACCGCTCTCGATCTTGAGCGTACGCATACTCTGAACGGCCCAAAGCTGTTGCGCGGAGCGCGTACCTTCTGCGGAACGGGGTCCTTGAGCCACACCGTTGCGCTGGATGTAGCTATCCATGACCGCGCTGGTCTTGAGCAACTCGTCTGGCACGGGCTGGCCTTCCAGCATCTGCAGGTACTCCCCGATGCGCTGGTCTATCGGGATGTACTGGCCAGGACGGATCTGCAACTCACGGCCATCTTTCGTCCAACCCAGGTACGTACGCCACGCGTTGATGGCCAGCATCCAGACCTGCATGGTCAGCACGTTTGATTCGATGGGGTACAGGCCCGCCGCGTTAGTGAGCATGCCCCTGTACTTGCGCTCCATGTCGTCGAAGGTCAACTCGCGGAACGGAGAGATGACGTACGGGATCTCGGGGTAGTGGTGCTCGGCAATACCCTTGAACTCACCGTTGCCACCAATCGGGAACAGCGGGATGTCGTTGAGGATGAGACACCGCCACTTGCCGCGCCACACGTCGTCGACCCAGATGTCCATGTCGGGCTCCATGCCCCTGGTCGCCTGCCGCACGCCGTCTGGATACAGGCTCATCCACGCGTTCTGCGCCTCGATGACACTCGTCTGGTAGTGCTCGATGACCACCAGCAACTCGCCCGAGTCTGACTCGCGCCACCTGCAGATGCGCGGGTCGCGGCGCTGGAAGATGATCGGGTTCTTCCTGCGATGGCGCACTTCCCAGGCGTCTTCCTCGTCGTGCTCTTCCCACAGGCTGACCCTGGCCGCAAAGGCCTCGTCTTCCTCGTCGGAACCCTGCTCGGGGTAGTCGCCCGCGCTCCTGATGCCGCCAGGCTTGTCGGGCCACAAGCTGCGGTCGACCATGATCCTGCCGACGCCGACACGCTGGATAACCATGTCGGTGGCGATCTGGCGCACGAAGTCTTTCCTGCGCCGCCAGGAGTACATCAACCCCTTGCCGAGGCGCGTCAGCTTGTCGGCTTGCTTGCGGTACTTCTCTCGGGCGCGGGCGGGTCGAACGTGGATGGAGATGTCAGGCGGGACCAGCGAGTCGATGGCCGCGTCCGCGTCACTGGGTGCGCTTCCGGTTTTGACCGCTAGCCGGCCCCCTGGGCTTTCGACGTCGAACGTCTGGAAATAGAGGTCAGACTCCTGCTCCATCGCGTCGTCGAGTTCGCCCCACTGGCCGTTGAGGTGGTCGCGCCAGTAGATCATTTCCTCGAACGTCGGCTTGTCGTCGATCTCGAAGTCGGGCATGGCTAGCTGGCTGGCTCAAGATACGTCTGGGGCTCCCACCCGTTCAAGGCGGGCGGGCGAACGCTTTCAAGGAAGCTGGCCATCCTTGAGCGCGGCGTGTGCGGTGGCGGCGTCACCTGATCAATGCCCACCTGTCGGCGGTCGACGATGTCGTCGCTGGCCGCCGCCAACCTTTCGAGGTAGTTGTACGAGATGGGCAGGTCCTCGTGGTCGAACCTGCGCCGCGTCCAGACGTAGTAGCCCCACGCGTCCATGGAGTGGTTCATCCAGTCGCGCGGCTTCTCCTGATAGTTCATGTTCAGCCGCCGACGCTTGGGGTAGGTGTAGGATTTGAACTCGTTGATAGTGTTGGTGCAGTGACGGTCGACCAGCACATGAGCACACGATTTGAGCCAATTGAGGGTCTCACCGAAGAGCTTGTCGTCGGACAGACCCTCTTCGACCTGCACCACCAGCGCGCGCTGCTCTTCGGGCGGAAGATCATAGTCCGAGTCAGGCTCGCGGCCCATCTCGGCGAGCACGACGTTGACCCTGGTTCGGTAGAAGTAATAGAAGCGGACGGGGTCCCTGAGCAGGTTGCGCGACAGCGGAAGACGTTCCCACACCTGGGGCTTCTCGGGTACCGCGTACGCGGGGAAGCCCATACGCTCCCAACGTCGCATTTCCTCGGGCACCGCGCTGTCAACGATTACATCAGTGATGTTGTGGACCTCGAAGCGGGGCATCAGAGCATCCTCGCTGGAAACCCGTTCGGCGTCGCACCATGGCCGCACGGCAAGCTGAGGGATGATCTCTTCGGTCGAGACGTGGGCCGAGTAGAACTCGTCAATGATCTCGTGGTGGTCGGGATACTCCTGAACGGCAAGGACCGCGTAGGCATTCGAGCCGCCGCTCGGGTCTACACACAATACGACCGGCAACTCCGGATTGTATGGGCAGTCCCCTACATGGACGCGTTCTTTGAATTCAGGGAAGACACGTTCCCTGGCAGAAGCGGGGATGCCGCCAAACTGCTCTAGGAACTCAATCGGGTCCATCTCCTTCTGAGCCTGAACCAGAGCGGGCGTCTGACGCCCCTGTGGAAAGGCGAAGAAGTTGATGTCGTAGGAGGCATCTTGAAAAAGCTCCCAGGAGGCCTGCGTACCGTAGCGCACCATCTCGGCGCGGGCCTCAAGAGCCTTGCCGTGGAAGAAGTCACCCTCACCCTCCCAGCTTGAGATGAGCAGCGCCTGTCCGTTGCGGTCCGTCAGCGGCGGCAGGATGGCGCGCGTCCACGCCTCGGGCATGACCTGCGCCGCCTCGTCGATGACCGCCAGGTCGATGGCCGCGCCAGCGGCGGAGAAGATGTTCTCAAGGCTTATGCCTTCCAGCCGTGCGCCGTTGTTGAGCACGACGAGCTTCTCCTGCACCGTGTCGCGCAGCGTGCGCGTCTCCAGCCCCAGGTCGCGGATGGTCTCGACCACCTTGTCGAAGGCGCGCGAGACCAGCTTCATCGTCGGCGCGGCGAGCCAGATCCAGCTACGTGGGCGAGCGTACGCGGCGGCGACGGCTTCCATTGCAGCGTGAGTCGTCTTGCCTCCGCGCCGACCCCAGGCCACGATCCTGAACCTGGCACGCGAGCGCGCCAACGCCTGCTGACCTGACCAGTGGCCCAAAACCCCCTGTCGCTCCCAGCCCTCAGTCTCAGCCTGCAGCCTGAAATATTCCCGAAGCCGCACGTCGGGCTCGTCCATCAGGCCGACCTCTTTGACGCGGTTGATCAGCCTGATTCTTTCGGACGTATCTTCGGGCACGTACATGCCATGCGGCGAGTAGCCCAGATCCTTGAATACGCGCAGCCGCTCGTCGGGGGTGATCGGGACGTACGGCACCAGCCGCGCGTCGGCGCGGTCGACGAAGTCCTGCAGGAAACTGCGCTCGCGGGCACCTTTGCCGAGACGCGAGAAGTCGAGGCCCTGCAGGCCTGGGATCTCGCGCGGGCTGGCTTGCGTGCTCATCGAGCGCGGGCTTTGCGGCTCAGCTTGCCAGGCGGCTTGACGCCGCGCATGTCCACATTGGGTTTGACCGTGTGGCTGGTGCCCTTAGCTTTGGGCATCTCGCCCTGCTTGATCTTGGCGCGCTTCACTGCTAGCGCTTGATCTTACGCGCGCTCTTCTTGCTGGCCGTGCCTTTGACCATGCTCGTGCCGACCTTACCCTTGACCCCACCCGAGGACTTACCGCTGCGTTTGATCGGAACCATCTAGGCCATCCTCCGCGTCTTTTTGGTCGGGCCTGGCACACCCAGCCCCGCGAACGGCGGCTTCTTGTTCATCTGCGGCAGGTTGGTCGTCGCGGCGCGGGGCACGGTGCGCTTGCTCTTGGACGCGCGCGGCGTGGGTTGGCTAGGGGAAGCCCCCGATGATCTGGAACTCTTTCTCGCCA